CCCATCCCGATGTCGACGTGGACGTTGAGGTGCTCCAGGAATATGGAGTCTGGTATTTGGTCGACGCCCATCTTGTCGAAGGCGGCGGCCGCATCTCCAGCTATCTGTATCAACGTCTCGTCTGTTTCGTACATTCCGATCAGTCGATCGAGCTGGCGGAGCACGGGCTCGTACCAGGTCTCGATGAAAATCTTGATTCCGTAGTCGTTCACGGCGCCGGCCGTGGCCGCGCCCATCTGTTTGCCGGCAACGCTCTGCTCCTGCTGGCCTGCCGGGTTGAAGCCGCCAACCAGGTCGTCGTACTCCTGCGAGAGTACGCCCTGCTCCTGGTAGCTGGAGCCCGTGACGTCCGGGGTGTTGACGACGTTCACGTCCTTCTCGGTGTCGTTCATCATCACGCCGCCGCCCGGAGTATTGCGGATCAGCGCGTCCAGGTCGACCTGCGACCCGCGGCGCACGAAGTACCGCTTGTTCAGTACCAGCTTGACGTTGTCGAGCCGCTGGTTCGCGACCATGTTGATCTCGGACTGCAGCGGGGCTCCCTGCTCCACGTCACCCGACGGATAGTTGCGGTGCGCCTCGATCGACGAGAAGCCGACCACAAACGGGCGCTCCTCTTCGCGCAGGTGCGGGCAGACCTCTTTGAGCGGAACCGGGTCTGTCAGAATCAGCTCCGTGCCCATGGTCCAGTATTCGTAGTCCGTGCCGTTGATGCGGACGATGTTGCGGTGGGCCCAGACGCTGCTGAACTCGTTGCCGCGATCCAGATCCGCCGGATCGACCCGCTGGCGGCCCTCACGCGCCTGTCGCGTGCGATGGTAAAAGTCGCGCCGGGTGGCCAGAATCTCGGCCAGCGTATACGGGCGCCAGGCCGGACGCTTGGTCTTGACGTCGTTACGCTCCATCATCTCGAGCGCTTCGCCGGCGTACATCGGGTATTTACGCACGATGAACGGGCTGGTGTCCGCCGGATTGCGCCAGTCGCACATGGGGTCGAACAGGAAGTTCTCCGGCTCGACCAGGTCGCAGACAAGTTTGTCGCGCCTGACGATACGCTGCTCGGTGCCGAGCGCGTAGCCCTCTTCATCCCTGATCGGCTCGCCGAACTCGTCGTTCTCCGGCACGATATCCGTATCTTCGTGATAGTCCCAGTACTGCTCAGAGATACAGATACCGTAGACCTTGGTGTTCTGGAACGCGCCCTGGACCGTCAGGAACCACGGCATCCGGTACTGCAGCCGGTGCTCCATCAGCGCCTTGCGTATGCCGGCAGCGATGGCCTGGTTCGGGTCCTTGGGGTTGACCGGGCTGACCTGGACCGCGTTCAGCGTCGAGAACGCTGCGTTCGCGAGCGCCGCTTCGGACTGCTTGACGTTGGCCCGGGTCTTGGGGCGGAAGGTTCGGGACCGCCGGAAGTCCTGCCTGCGGTACATCGACCCGGGTGCGTGTTCGTTGTTGAAGAACGCCAGGTTGCGTTCCCAGGTGTTCGTGATGTTGGCGTCCATGTAGGAGACCGACTTCTCGTGGATCTCCTCCGCCTTCTGCAGCAGCCAGGCGTCGCTCCAGATCTCGGCACTCGTGTCCTCGGCGTCCATGGGCTTAGCGGTCTCGTCGCCTTTCTTCGTGGACGGCGCGAGGCCACCCCCGCCATGGGACTGCTGCGAGCCGCCGGGGCTCATGCCGGGCGGCAGCTCCGCGCTCGTGCGGCCGTAGACTTCACCCGTGGGGTTGCCGTTGATGTCTGTGTCGAATGAGGCGCCAGCCATTATTTGTGTCTCCGTATGATCGGATCAACGCCGTCTGAATCGGCCGTGACGGCCTCCGCGTACGGGCCGATCCGGTCAAGGTCCATAAGGTCCGCCGGTCGTACCTTGCCGCGCCGCAGTCCGTAGCGCTCCAGGATCTCGCCGCCAGCAGCAATCGCGCGGCTCTGGAGGTCGTTGATCGTGTCGCCCTTCATGTGCAGGTGATAGCCCTTGAGCGTCGACACTGACGGGTTGACGATGCAGATCACGCCGCCGATCGCGTCAACGTGAACGGACCATTCGTGCCCCGGGTAGGCTGCGACCAGTGCGGTGCCAAGCTGTTTCGCAACCCACATCTCGATCTTGTTCGTGCGGGCGTCGTCGTCCTCGTGAAAATAGATCGTGTTGTAGTCTTTGACGATCTCGCGTCGCCCGGTGAGTGGGTTAATTCCGCCCTCGATGCTCATTCGTCCTCCAGCAAAATGTCGACAATGCGATCCAGCTTGTCGTCGATGCGTTGATCATTCTGTTTCAGCTCGCCGATGTCTTCCTGTATCGATTCCTGCCTGGTAGTGTAGAGCGCCATGTCGCTCGCGCTGAGTGTATCCTGCGCCGCCAGCTGCTCTGAGATATTGGTGCTGATACGCCACTCGCCCCAGGCAGCCAGGATCCCCATGGCCACGCCGAGAATAGCCAGTGCTCCGCCGTTGTCCTGTATGAACTGCTTCACTTCTCATCCCTCAACGAGCGAAGTTTTTCTTTCTTCGATTCACTCAAAAATTCTTGCTGCACAATAACGGGAGCCGGCGCCTCAACGGGCTCCGGCTCCTTGGCTTGAATCTCTTCCAGCTCGTTCTCCAGCTGCTGTACGTGCTGCCGGAGGAGCTGAACATCCTCCTCGTGACGCTCTTCGACTTGCGCGTATTCCACCGCAGATTCCTCATCTTGCGGTATAAACTTGTTCGCTTCTACGCAGTCCGGGATCTCGAGGAACCGGTGCCGGATTTCCGGGATCTTGCACCGCATCTTCGCCGCCATCTCGTACATGCCTGCCGCCTGATAGGCGTCAGCTGCGCAGCCGTAGTTCAGCTTGTGACGATCGAAGCCGATGATCAGGATGTTGGTCCTGGCGTCTTCCACGCAATGGGAAAGATCCGGGCCTTCTTCAGCGAAGGCCGGATTCCCGACAAGCAGCAAGAGTGGTATCCAGATCCGTTTCATTCCAAAAAGTCCGGTTCGAACTGGTCAGGCTCGAACGAGTTTGATTCAAAATTCGGTGCCAGCTCGTGGTAGAACGTGTAGGCGAGTGCGTCGCCTTCATCGGGTGAATCCAGGCCACGTTTCTTCATATCGGCCTTTCTCTCGAGTCGCAGTCGTTCACCGGTTCGCTGGTCACTGTAGCCGTACTCTACACCGATCAACGACGCCCGTAAATCCATGTCGTGCGGGATATCCCCGCCTTCCCGGAGCCAGGTCCGCATTCGACCCCACATCTCCGCGCGTTTGTTGTAGTAGGTTTCGTCGTCTTCAGGCTTCTCACCCGCGTTGACGCCGATGATCGTATGGCCGAGCTGGCGCAGCCTGTCGACCACGCCGGCTCCCACCCCCACTTCGTCCACGAACGCGACCGCGGGCCGGTAGTCCTTGATGTGGAGGGCAACCTCCCGGGCGACCTCCATCGTGTCCAGCTCCCGGTAGGTCTGCATCTTGATGACCTTGCGCCCCTGCCTCAGTGTAACGACGGTCTTGTCGTCGCCAAAACGTGCGACATCGCAGGCCAGGATAATGGGTTGAGAGTAGTGGGCCTCATACGGGACTTCGCGTGCCATCGCGAGATCAACGTCGTCACTTGGGATGAACTGCATGGATCCAGCACGCGGAAAGACACCTCTAACCCGGACCCTGACAAAGTCACTGTCCTCACCATACGTTTTCACCCACTCTGCAATTTCCTTCTTGTTGGTCATCTTACACGTTCTGGAGTCGATCTGGTGGTTCTTCCAGCGATGCGCGTCAGATGCGAAACACTCACGGAACCGGCCCGTGTTCCTCGTCGGGTTGCCGTAGCAGAGCCAGATCGAGCGGGGGTCGGTCATGGCGCCTTCCGATACCTCCCAGATCTTGTCCGGGATGGCGGAGGCCTCATCGTAGATGATCAGGTTGTAGCGGGAGTGCAGGCCGGCGAACGCTTCCGAGTTCTGTTCGGTGTTGGGGATCGCGTTGACCATCCAGGTCGAGGGGTGCTCATTGTGCGTGAAACTGGTGGCGGTCCAGCTGAACCAGTGCTCGTTTATGCAGCGCTTATGCCAGACGGACAGCTCACGCCAGGTCTTGGTCCTGAGCTGAGTGCTGGTATTGGCTGTGACCACTCCAGACATATGGGGCCTGGTGGACATAGCCCAGAGTATGATCCAGGCAACTTCGGCCGATTTACCGATACCATGACCAGAGGCAATCGCCTCGCGGATACTGTACTCCGGGTTCGCTTTGATCCCCTCACGCAGTCGCTCCATCTGATCGGCCTGCCACTTGTCCGGGCCGTCGAAGTCCTCGAGCGGCCCGCCCTTCTCGCCCCACGGAAATGCGTACATGACGAACCCGAGCGGGTCGTCATAGAACTCCTCGATATCCGCTACCAGGACATCCTCGTCCTGGGCGGGCAGAGCCGCAGGCTTGGCCATGCTTTAGTTGCTCAGCTTGCCCTGACGGTTTTCCGAACGCTTCAGCTTGTCGCGCCTCTTCTTCTTCGCGCCAGGCGTGTATGGGCCGCCAGGCCCGTACTGGTTCTTTTCTCGCAGCTTCTCGTCGATCGTTTTCGGAGTCCCGCCGGACTCCGGCTTCTTCATCTCACTCATGTTTCCCAACCCTCGTTGCATTCAGTTTGTCGCGCCGGCGCCGCGCAGCCTCGAGCCGCTCGGCATGGTCTACGACCAGGTTAATGTTCTGATCTTGCTGAATCTTGTCGCCAAAGCGCCTGTGATGCAACTTGGACAGCCGCCACTTCAGCGTATCGACCCTCAGCCGGGACCGTTGTACCACATCCTGGTCAACGCGGGTACGCCCTTTGTCGTCCGTATAGGTGTCGTTGAGCCCGTAGTCGGCGATGTTCTGCATCTCATCGGCCATGTGCTCGGCCTGGATCTCGCGAGCCTCTTCGTACATCTCCTTGACCACCGGATCCCTGTTCATCAGGTAGTAGAAACTCGAAGCGTCCAGCCCCCGATCCTCCAGGATCCTGTTCAGGTAGCCGCCGCGCTCGGCCGTCATTATGGCGACCATGATCTCCTCGACCGTCTCATAGTCCCAATTCCGCCACACGGCGGCGATCTTAGCCGCTTCATACTGCTCCCGGCACTTCGGCTCGGTGCGTAGCGCACCGGTCAGCGTGTATCGCGATATCCCGGTCTCTGCGCACGCGTCCCGCTGGGACACGCCTTGCTCGATACGCCCGAGGAACTGAACCCACTGCTCGGGCTCAATCGCCCTGGCCACCAACTCGCCGGTGACGGTCTCGTCGTCCGGGTTGGCCCAGTCAGGAAGCGCGGGAAGCTGCGTGGCCATTACAACCCATCGAACGGGTTATGGCGAGGCTTCTCGTAGACAAACCGGCGGCTGAAGCGATACACGGGATACGGACGCTCCGCGCCGTCGAGCGCAATCACCTGCGACCTCGCGCTCAGCTTCTTCTGGCGCGGCGGCTTGCTCGGAATAGGTCCCTGGCCTGGCATGTTTCGTGTCCTCTACAGTTATCGATATCTGCTGGTAAGTCTATCCTCCGGGTCCGCTGATTCGCGGTGTAAAAAAGCGGGTTTGATGCTATCGCCCCCGCCCCACCTGAGGACTCACCGTTTCCAGGGCACCCGACACAGGAGAGAGCGGAGC